GCGATACCACCGGCTATCAGATCCCCTTTACCCTCCATTTTACAGGCAATAAGGTAAAGGGTACCTTCCATCCCGGCACCAAGACCTTTACCATCGTCTAAGGAGGAAATATGGAAAAGCTGCAGTTTGATTGCGGTGTCCGCACCTTTCGGGTAAACGGCGGGGAAAGTCTCCGCTTTAATCCGGCAGATCCCAATCTCTATGCCCGGCTCCAGTCTGCCGGGGAGAGGCTGGCGGACATCCAAAAGGAAATGGGGGGCGACGATGTGCCCAAAATGCTCTGGGAGGCGGACAAAAAGCTGAAGGGCCTTTTGTGCGAGGTCTTTCCCGGCAACGATATGGAAAAGCTTTTTGCGGGGGTCAATCTGCTGGCGCCCACCAAAAGCGGCAAGACCGTCTTTGAAAACTTTATGGAAGCGCTGGAGCCGATTTTGACGGCAGGCGCGGAGGAATGTGCCAAGCGCATCGTAGGAGAGAGCAATGCTTGACCCTTGGTTTTTGCCTACAACCGCGAAAATCGGGGGCAGGGAATATAAGCTCCGGTGCGACTTTCGCAATATCCTTCGGATCTTTTCCTATATGAGTGACCCGGATCTTCCCGATGTGATCCGCTGGCAGATCGCCCTGCAGCTTTTCTACGAGGGAGAGATCCTCCCCAAAGACCGCCCCGAGGCAATAGCGTATTTTTCCCAGTTTATTTCCTGCGGCAAAGGGGAGACGGAAAAGCCGTCTCCCCGGCTGCTTTGCTGGCAGCAGGATGGGCAGATCATCATCGGGGAAGTGAATCGGGTGGCAGGCTGTGAGATCCGGGAGAAGAAGTTTCTCCATTGGTGGACCTTCCTTTCCTATTTCCACGCCATCGGCGAGGGGCAGCTTTCCTTTATCGTGTCGCTGCGGGAGAAAAAGCGCCGGGGCGAGAAGCTCAGTGACTGGGAGCAGCGGTACTATCAGGAAAACCGGGACACGGTGGAGTTGAAGGAACGCTATTCCAAGGCGGAAATGGCAGAGAGGGAGAGATTGCAGAGGATGCTGTCGTAAGCACCATCAAAAACGGTGTCATTCTGAGCGGAGGGCGATAGCCCGGAGTCGAAGAATCCGTTCTCTTTTCTGGGGAAACGGATCCTTCGACGCGCTACGCTTGCTCAGGATGACAGGGGCAGTAGATAATTGTCAATTATCAAATATCCATTATCCATTCATAAATGAAAGGCAGGTGAAGCTATGAAAAAACAAAATGATGTGATCTATGAAATTCAATTTGATACCTTTACCTTTGAGGAGATCGTGGTGGCGGCAACGGCGGTGGCAAAGGCCATTTCCGCCATCGGTCTGGCGCTGAACCGTGTGCTGGGCAAGGTCACCAACACGGTCCAGACCATCCACCGGGATACCCGAAAGACCTTGGCGGATTTCGATAAGCTCAGCAAATTGGGTAATTGGCAGACCGGCACGGTCACCACCGAGACCACCCGGGAGGAAATTACCGGGCTCGAGCAGATGGTGGACAAGATGGTCGCGTCCCTGCGTGGCTCGCTGGGAGAATTTGTCGCCACAGTGGGCGAAAAGCTCAAGGAATTTACCGGCTGGGATGCAGGCGGTATCACACTGGGACTGGGGAAAATCATCACCGGCGTGGGCGCGGTGCAGGCGCTGCTGCGGGGGGATATGTCCATGGCCCTCTGGCTGGGACTTGCCAACACCGCCTTTACGGCAGCCGAAGACCGGATGGGCACCTTTATCGGGGTGCTGACCAATGTGAGCAAGGCCTTTTCCGGTGTGGGGTCTATTTCCAGCCGGGTGTGGAGCGGTATTTCCGCCGTGTGGGGCGGTGTGGGTCTTTGGTTTTCCAAGATGCTCTTTAACCCCCTGGAGGGTGGATTTAAGACCACCGCCAATGTGATCATCGGCATTTTTAATGCGCTGATGTCAGCGGTGACCTTTGCCACCAACGGACTGGGGGATATCTTTAATAAGATGACCTTCTCCGTGCCTGACTGGGTGCCGGGCATCGGCGGCAAAAAGTTCGGCTTTTCCATTCCCAGCTTCTTATCCCCAAAGATCCCCTTTCTTGCCCAGGGCGCGGTGCTGCCGGCAAACAAGCCTTTCCTTGCAATGGTAGGCGACCAAAGACACGGCACCAATATCGAAGCACCCCTTTCTACCATTTCCGAGGCGGTTTCTCTTGTGATGGACGACCATACCAATGCCTTGCTTTCCGGTATGGAGGCGTCCGTGGGCATCCAGAGGGAAATTTTGGAGGCGGTGCTGGGCATCCGCATCGGCGACGAGACCATCGCCCACGCCAGCGAACGGTATTACCGGAAAATGGCAATGGCAGGGGGAAGAAATTGACAATTGACAATGGACAATTGACAATTACGCACCATCGAAAGCGCGTGTCATTCTGAGCAAGCGAAGCGCGTCGAAGAATCCGTTTTCTTTTTTGAGGGACGGATCCTTCGACTCCGTTTCACTCCGCTCAGGATGACAGAGGAAGGACGAGGATGCGGTGGATAAAAGCAAAGGAGAGGATCTATGAATGAACTGAGCTATTTATATGCCATAGACGGCAGATTTTTACTGACCCCCGATGCGGGGGTGCAGATGCAGTTTACGGATTTGGATGACGGCGAGTCGGGCAGAGATGAAAGGGGCTATATGCACCGAAAGGTGCTGCGCCATAAGGTCAAAAAGTGGCAGTTTTGCTACGGGGTGCTTTCTCAGGAGGAATACCGCTATATGCGCAGTGTTCTTTCTGCCGGCGGCGCATTCCGGTTTTCCTATCCTGACCCGGACGACCCCAGCCGGACAGCGGAGACCACAGCCTATTTATCCGAGTACGGCATCGTCTGGCAATGTGCCAAAAGCGGACTTTACCGGAATCTTAAATTTGATGTTATCGAGTGTTAGGAGGGTGTATGCACAAGATCATTCTATCTGACGGCGCAGTCCTCTCCTCCGGCGCGGAAGGCGCTGCCATCAAAAGGGTGACGGTGACGAAAAGCGTCTGCACCGCCGGGGAGCTGACGGTGGGCACGGTCTGCGCGGCGGTGGCAGAAATCGAAATTATGGACACCGCCGGGGTCTGTCCTATAGGGGCGGGGGAGGAATTTTCCCTTTATCGGGAGGACACCCTTTTGGGCGTGTTCACCGTGGAGACACCGAAGCGGCTTTCTGCTACCCAGTTTCAGCTGACCGCCTATGACCCGGTGGCAAGGCTAGATAGGAATTTGGACGACTGGCTGCAAGGCCTTACCGGCTGGCCTTATCCTCTGCGGGATTTTGCCGGTATGGTCTGCGGAGAGTGCGGCAACACCTTGGAGACGGAAAGCCTGCCGGATACTGCCCTTTCCGTGCCTGCCATCGTGGGCAGCGGCATTACCGGCAGACGGCTGCTGAGCTGGATGGGAGAGGCGATGGGCTGTTTCCTCCGGGCAAAGCCTGCGGGCGAGCTGGAATTTTCGTGGTACACCCCAAGCAACACCGAAATCGGCACGGACGATGTCCCTATTTTCGGCGGCACGCTCCAATATGAAGACTATGAGACCGCAGGTATAGACTGCGTGGTCATCCGCAAGACCCAGACCGATGTGGGCATTTCCTACCCGGAGAAAGGAGGAAATCCCTACATTATCGAGGGAAATCCCATCCTAACCGGGGGAGAGGGAGATAGGGAGATCGCCCGGCAGCTCTATGCGCGGCTGAGGGATCTTTCCTACTGTCCCTTCTCTGCAGAGATACCGGTGGGCACTGCCCAGCCGGGGCAGTATGTAACCGTCCACACCCCCGAGGGGAAGACCTTTTCCTCTCTCCTTATGACGGTGGAAGGGAAAAACGGCAGAGAGAAAATAGGCAGTACCGGCAGCCGGAATCGCAGCAGCGTGACTGCCCAAACGGACTTTCGTCTCGGCGCCTTGTCAGGGAGAATTATGACCCTCCAGACAGACCTTGACGGCATCCGGGCAGAAAACCGGGACGGAGAGGGCAAAGCCGCCGCGCTCCAGCTTTCCGTGGACAGTCTCCGGGCGGAAATATCCCGGCAGGCAGGCGTCACCGAGGGGCTTAAGACCTCTGTCACTCAAATGGTGCAAACTGCGGACAGTCTGAAGCTGGACATCCGGTCGGTAAAGGAAAACGGCACGGAAAAGGTGACCACCTCCACCGGCTATACCTTCGACGAGACAGGGCTTCATATCCGTAAGGATGGGCAGGAGATGGAAAACCGGCTGGATCATACGGGTATGTATGTCCACCGCAGCGGAGAGACCATATTACGGGCAGACGCGTCCGGTGTCCTTGCCACCGATGTGCAGGTGCGCAATTACTTAAATGTAGGCGAGCACGCCCGTTTCCAAGACTATGACGGCGGCACCGGGTGTTTTTATTTATAACGCCGCAACCCAAATCCCTTCCCCCGGGGGGAAGGTGGCTGAACGCAAGTGAAGCCGGATGAGGAACGGCGTGCAGTGTAGGTCTGCACAAATGCGAATACAGAACATTACCGCCCGCATTCCTCACCCGGTTTTCGCTTCGCAAAAACCACCCTCCCCCCGGGGGAGGGAATATACAAAGGAGAAAACCTATGTCCTTACAAACGAAAACCTTTACCTACGGCGGGCTTCACAGCACCGCCGCAAGATATTATCGGACGGAGCTTACTCTTACGGAGGAATCGGTTTCTCCTACGGAAAACTGCTCCGTCCTTTCCTACAAGCTGACCCTTTACTCCGGCAATACCCGGCTCTCCCAATGGCGCACCGGGGCAAAAATTATCCTGAACGGAAAAACCTATGTCCACCGGGACGGTACGCATTACGATAACCAAATCAGCATTGCGCCCCAAAGCAGCCTGATACTTTGCGAGGGACAGCTGAAAGTCCCCCACGAAAGTGACGGCACAGGCCAGCTTTCCGTTTCCTTTTCCGTCTACCATCCCACCACCGCCGACTATACCCCCGGTAATTTTACTTACAGCGGCGGGGAAATGACCCTGACCCCGGCTTTGCAGATCTCTACGGTTGGCGCCACCGATGCCTACATCGGCGGCACGGCGCTGCTGGCGGTGAGCCGCAAAAAGAGCAGTCACAGCCACTCCCTGCGCTATCAGATAGGCAGCCTTTCCGGCTGGCTTGGCAGCGACGGACAAATGGCAGATACCGAGCAGGTGATGGAAAGCCTTTCCCTTGCCTTTCCCATCCCGGAAAGCTTCTATGAGGGGATCACCTCCGGCAGCACCGGGGTTTGCTATCTCTATTGCCGTACCTATGAAGACGGTCATTTTTTAGGCGAGACGGAGAGCCATTTTACGGTCATGACCCGGAGCAGCGACTGCGCACCGGATCTGGAAGGCGGCGTTTTGGACATCAATCCCAAAACGCTGGCGCTTACCGGAGATGCCCATATTTTGGTGCGGTATGCCTCCACCGCCGAGTGTACCCTGACCCCTATCCTCCAAAAGGGTGCGGAGGTGAAAAGCACCGCCATCGAGGGCGTGCCCGGTGACTATCTGCTTTTTGAAAAGACAGAAAAGGACCGCTACCGCTTTACCCTCACCGACAGCCGTGGCTATACCGTTGGCAAGGAGGTGGCGGTGACCTTACTACCCTACCGAAAGCCCACCGCCAATGCCACCGCCATCCGTCCCGATCCTACTGACGGAACTGTACAGCTGACTGTCCGGGGCAGCTGCTATACCGGCAGCTTTGGTCTTGCAGACAACTGCCTGACGGTGACCTGCTACTTGCCTGACGGCAGCGAGGTAACGGCGATCCCCGAAATAGGGGAGGACAGCTACACGGCGGTTTTTCAGCTAACCGGCTTTGACCATCGCAGTACCCATAAGCTGACCGTCACCGTAGGGGATCTGCTCTATGGGGTGGATGCAAAAGTGACGGTGCAAAAGGGCATTCCGGTGTTTCACTGGAAGGAGGACGGCTTTTTCGTCAATGTGCCGTCTGCCATAAACGGTGTCCATATGGCAGCCGCGACCCCGAAAGAAAATGCCATCCGTCTGTTTGCCCCATCCGGGGTATTTGTTGCCGGCAGCGGACTGTACGGTCTTGCAGACTACAGCGGCTGGCAGGGAACAGGAGAGGTGACGGTGACAACGGAAGAAAATGGCGACATTACCCTTAGTCTTCCGGAGTATACCGGGACACTTCTGCTCTTTTCCCCGGCAGAAATTACAGTAAAGGAAGAGGAAGAATGAAAGAAAAGCTATGTATTTTATCCGGTGCGCTGGGTGGCGGTCTTGCCTTTTTGTTCGGACCCTGGACCAGCGATCTCGGCGCGCTGACGGTGTGTATGGCGGTAGACCTGCTGTCGGGCATTGCGGTGGCGCTGCTGTTTCATAAAAGCAAAAAGACCCCTACCG